GGCTCAGGGAGCCGTAATACCGGCAGTACCGGTGGTGCTCCCAAGTCCATCAGCCGCCAAAGAGACCACGCTCGATGAAATCAACAGCTTGGTCGTCAACAGTGTTGTCAGTTTGCTCAGCAAGTTTACGGAGCAGATCAATAACTAAACGCTTCACTTTTTCAGATTGAATGAATTGAAAAAGAAGCGGGCGAATAAGTGCAATCATTGTTAGTAAGTAGGTAAAGGACCGGGTGGGGTGAAGTTAGAGGTGTTGGTTAGTTTGTAGGTCATAATCCGAACCTCCCCTTAAGTGCGTTGTAGTTTTGGAGGACTTCCGCTGCGGTGAGTGCTCTGTTGTATGCTTGAAATGATGCTATTCTTATATTAGCAAATATGGTATTACTTAATGCTGATAACTGAAAATTTTCCCCAGAACTGACAGGGTTTATATGAGTTCCGGCAGTAGAAGTAGCATTTACACCATTTATATAAATTGTAACCGATGAACCACTTCTAACTACTGATAGACAATTCCATGCTCCAACTATTAACAAAGAAGAAGAATCTGTAGCTTGAACTGCTCCCCATTGATTAGTTGCAAAAGCTGCGAACGCCGGACTTGTTTTACTTATTTGAAGATAATATCCATTTAGTCGATAATTACCTTTATAAAACAAAATTGGTCCCTGGTTGGGATCATTTGTAGTAGTGGTTGTGAGATAGAAAAATATATTAAATGTAAAACTTTCTGTGGTAAAGTTTAGTATATTTCCACAATTAACATAATCATTAACCCCATCAAAAGTCAAAGACCCGCCATTACCACTATCAAATCCAACACCATTCACAAGAGTTCCATTATTCCCATTACCGCTCAAATCAGTCCAAGTGGTTCCAGAACCAGGATAAGAATAGGCGTCCAGATACAGAACTAAGCCACTTCTGACAATGGGGAACTCAAATACGTTTAAGAACGGCTGCGTAGGGGGCGTGAAGTTGCTGGTGTAACGGGCGACTCCTTTTGTGATGCGAACATCTTGAAAATTACCTGTGAAAGGGTCTTTAGGAGTTCCAGACGGGTAGCTGCCTACATAAAGGTTACTAGTGGTCGTCATCAAGCTTCCAGAGTATGTAGCAGAGTTTCCAGCTACCCCATTTAGATACGGTGTAAATGTGTCCCCGTTTCTGACAAACGCGACGTGATACCAAGTATTAAGACTAACGGTAAATCCAGAATTAATGCTGACATTCCAGGCAGAACCACTACCTGAAGCATAACATCTCAGTTGGTTGCCGACAAACTGTATGAGTATAGGCTTATATCCCCTGTTAAAATTAAGAGCTACATGCCTGTATATAGTGTTAGTTCTCATGAACGACGTATTCATCCAGAATTCAATCGTAAAATCTTCGGACCCAAAGTCAAAAGCGTTGCCAGTATTTTCCACTGACATATATTGCCAACCGCTGCTGCCTGTGTTATAGGAAATACCGTTCCACTTTGATTCAGTTGTGTCCAGAACAAACGTACCACCTATGGTTTTTGGGTTAACACTTCTATCTTCAAATGCCCTACCATCTAGCAATACCGACACCGCGCCGTAATACGGGTCAGCGGGTTGGGATGTGTTGGTTATTTTGTAGGTCATGGGATAGCAGCTCCAATGTCGGACATAAGGGTGGTTACGCGGGCGTCTAGAAGGGCGAGGTCTAAGCTTTCACCGATGGAGTAGAAGGAGAGGCGGCCTGTTGTTAAAATGTTATTACCTCCCCCATTACGGGCTAAAACAAAATTATTTGCGTTCATACTAGGATCTGCTGTTCTAGTAAAAGAACTAGATAAATTGTTGACACGCAATAAAAACGTACTTGAATTGTTCCTGGAGGTTCCAGCAAAGCCTGTAGATGTAGCAGCACTGGAAATAACATAAGCGTTATCGCTTCTATTTCTTGCTGCAAATTCGTTAAGTGTCAAATTTGCAAGGATGTGAGTTGCCCCGGCCACACCGGAACCGACCCCGATATAAGCACCAACTCCAGACGTATGAGCTGTGCTAATGAAGATAGATTGATGTACGTCGCTATTTGGATCACTATTGCTATTTCTATTGCTGTCTAAATACTTTGTGCTACCATCACCAACCAACCCCGTCTCACGATTGTAATCCCCAGCCACAAAGTTGTAGTTGGTTGGAGCCGTCCCGACAAGCGGCACTAACGCCCCAGCTAACGTCCTCGCCCCAGCAAGGATGCAACTTGCCTTAATCGCATCCCAGATACCATCAGACTTACAACCAGCAACAAAGCGGTGAATTGCAAGAGACACGCCATCTTCAAGAGCCTGTCCATCCGCTGCTTCTACCGCAAGAATGTATTGCTGAGCGTCGAAATCGGGGACGCCTGTGTCTGACTGCTTTAGCGTCACCTTCCCCGGAATAGAAATCGGACTCATGGTATTGCAGCTCCTATATCTGTCATAAGGGTTGAAACGCGGTTGTCAAGTAGGGCGAGGTCTAGGTTTTCGCCGATGGAGTAGAAGGAGAGGCGGGCGTCTGAATAATCGGCGCCAGTGTTCCTAGCAAATACATGCAGATTGCCATTAAGAGGAGTTGTTGATGTATCTGTTATTGTTCTACTAGACCCGCCGTATCGACCTGTTGCTTGACTGGCTAATTGTCTTGTAACACCCCAAAACCCTGGGGTTGTAGCCGAATCGTTTCTGCCAGTGCCGGGATTGCTTGTGTAATTTGCGCGATAGTAGCGAGTACTTGATGTAGTAAGCAAGCCAGACGCTCCGGCTGTGCTAGAACCTGCAGCAAGTGTTGCCCTTGTAGTGCCATCCCTTACTGCGTGGGTGCTCATATAGACAGCAAGGTGTTTACTATTCTGTGGATCAGCATTGTTGTTTCGATTGCTGTCTAAGTACTTCGTGCTTCCATCCCCAACTAACCCCGTCTCCCTGTTGTAATCACCAGATACGAAGTTATTGTTAGTAGGAGCTGGACCTTTCAACGGATACAACGCTCCATCCAACCCATCCCATGCTGCCATGATGCAACACGCTTTGATGGCATCCCACGTTCCATCGGTCTTACAGCCTTTAACAAAGCTGTTAATTGCATTAGCAAGATCTACTGATTGCGTCATGACAAAGTACCTCCAGCACGATAAACAGCACCGATATAACTTGCGGCATCAAGATCCATTGTGGACAAATCAGGCAGTCCACTAGCCAGTGAGTAGCTGATCAGGTTCATCAACCGTGTTGTGCGGGTGTCTAGCTGTTCAAGGTCGATGGATTCGCCTATGGAGTAGAAGGAGAGTCGGCCGTTGGTTTGGCCATCAAGAGTTCCGTTATTATTCCTTGCGAGTACATAGTGATTCAAGTTCGGGACCGTTTCACTAGTACTAGATACTGATACTGTTGCACTGTTGAGTCTAGCTGAGATAGATCCGCTATCGCTTCTAGATCCCCCTATAAATCCTGTGGGCTGCGGCGTTAGAATTTGTGTATACCCCGGCTCATCTCTTATTGCAATAAACTGACCGACGGGTACACTTCTACCAAGCTGCGTTGTGCCGATTTGCGACGGACCTCTAACCCCAATATATACGTCGTACACTGCGTTTGTTCCCGCGCTAGAAACAAATACAGCTAGATGATTATTGTTTTGCGGATCGGCATTGCTGTTGCGGTTACTATTTAGAAACTTCGTACTGCTATTTCCAACTAAGCCAGTTTCTCGGTTATAGTCACCAGAGACAAAGTTATTGTTAGTAGGCGCCGTACCCTTGAGCGGCACTAACGCTCCACTCAAAGTCCTAGCGCCAGCAAGGATACAGGACGCCTTAATAGCGTCCCAAATCCCGTCAAGCTTGCAGCCAACCACAAAGTCGTTAATCGCCAAAGCGACATCACCTTCGATGGCTTGACCGTCTGCTGCTTCGACTGCAGCGATATACGTCTGGGCGTCAGGATCAGTGATCCCGTTGTAACCAGACGCCCAAACTAAAGTCATACAACCTCCTCTTCAG